ACAGCTATCATCAAAGCGGCATTCTGAATAGCCATGTCGGCTGTCCAGTCTGTGTAAGTTCTTGAAGCAACTGAGCCATAAGGCGCAATAGCATGCTTAGGTTGCGCTGTTGCATGCGCGGTATTCATTGTAATCGAGTAATCGCCAACGGCTGTTAAAACTTTGCTTCCATTGTAATTACTACCACAATTTGTAATTGTTACAGTTTGACCAACATAAAAGATTTCTTTGACAGGATCATTAAAATAAAGAGTTCCTGAACCAACAATGTTTTCGTGTGCTGATGCAAAATAAGTAGGAGTCCAAAGCATTGGAAGCAGGACTGCATCTGTCGCATCGCAGACTTCTTGAATTGTCGCATCTGGGTACAGAGAGCCAACGCCAAGCGTTGCTTTTAATTCAGCTACTGTGCAGAGTGCCATTCCAATTCCTTTCTAAAGACCAAGAGGGGGCAAGGGCTATGCCCCCTCTCAGCGACTTAGTGGGCTTACGCCTTGTTGTTCTTGAATGCGCCAGCAGCAACCTTAGTTGCGATTGCGCCGAAGCCGTAGTAACCGATGGTTACTTGACCTGCTGCTGTTGATTCTGCGCGTAAGCGGTATGTTGGGCTCTCATACCATGTGTATGCATCTGGGTTAACGATAAGGATTGTTCCATCGCCATCGCCACCGTTTGTTGGATCAACATAGAGGTTAAGTCCTGCAACATTACCTGTTAGTGATGTTGGGGCTACTTGACCGCCAGCGTTCATTGGCTGTGATGCTGTGTAGATTGGGCGACCTGAATCGTTAAGTGACATGATGTTTGACCATTGTCCTGTTGATACAACCATGTTGCGAGCAAATGGGTTAGCTAGTCCTGCTGTTGCTCCGTAAACAGAAGCAGATCCGCGAGCAACAATTCCAAGCAATTCAGCTGCTGTTGGGTATGTCGCTACTGTAGTTGCATCAAGTGATGCGCCTGAGATAAGTGCAGCGTTTACTGCTGCGTTTGTTGTCTTTGCGTAAGCCGCTGCCATGTTGCGCACTAGCTCATCAAAGAATGCTGGAGAAGTACGATCTAGAAGTTCAACAGAGAATGTCTGTTGTCCAGCATACTTCTTAACTGTTACTGACAAGAACGCTGCGTTCTGATCTGTATCTGTAAATGCTGCACCTTCTGCAACTTCACCGACTGCTGGCATTTGTGTGATCTTTGGGATCTCAAATGTCATACCGGCATCTGGAAGCACTCCGCGAGAGATTGCATCGATCGATGGGCGGATTGTTGTGCCAAGTGGGTTGATGATTTCATTTAATTGACGAGTTGGTACAAGACCAGCGTTGTCTGTTGTGTCATCTGCTGCAAGTAGGTATTGACGAGCTGACTCATCACCTAGTGCTGCACGAATTGTGTTTTCTGCATACTTAGCAGCTGTGATTTCGATACGAGGCTTTGTGTAAGCCATTGCTGTGACAGTTGGGCGAGCAGCTTCGACCGCTGGTGCTTCAACTGGTGTTGCTTCGACTGCTGGAGTGGTGTTTTCCACGGTGGCTGTCTCGCTTTCTGTTGGTTGGGTTGATTCTTCTACAGCAGATTCTTCTGCTGCAATATCAGTAACTTGAGCTGACTTAAATGCTGGCTCAGTCACTAAACTTACTTCGACCAAGCGAGCAGCGGATACATAAGTCACGCCGTCCTTGATCTTTGACTTTAGAACTTCTGCACCGATGCTTAATCCTGATTGCAATCCTTCTTCGGCAAGGATTAGGGCTTCTGTGCCACGTTGCGAGCGACTTACAGAAAATACAGCATCGATGGAGTTCTCTGACTCGGAGAAACTGATGGCACGACCCAAAGGTTTTTTAGAATCATGCTGATTTAATAATTTTATGCTCTTAGGATCTGGGATCTCGATTGATCCAGAAGCAAAAATAACTTTGCCCATGTTGGTTGATCCTGCTTCAATGTTAAGAGGCACGATCTTGCCTGAGATAGTGCGATTGGCTGAATCGGCTGTTAGTTCAGCTGCGAAGGTGATTATCTGGGTCATTCCATACCTTGACTTCCGTTAGGTGTTAGATCTGTCATTTCCATTGCTTGTTCTTGAGTAATAAGTTCAAGAGTTAATAACTTTTCAATTACTGCCAGTTCTTGTAATGGATCAGTTCTCAAAAAGTTCTTATCAATGTCAAACTTGACAACATTGCCGCGAGCAGTGATGTCGTCCATCGATAAACGATCTTCAATGGCTGAGATGAATGGTTGCAAAGATAGTGTCAAGAATTGCTTGCGCTCATCTTGCACATTTGCATAAGTCATTGAGTTGTTCTGATCTGCTGAAACATAATATGCAGGAACATTGCAAAGGCGCGCAATCTCAGTGGCCAAATTGAAAATGGCCTCTCCGTACATCATTTCCTTAGGTGAGAATGACACTGGCTTATATTCTAAAGTGCTAGTTAGATAAGCAGTTGAACGATTATTGCGAGCAGTGCGCCAAGCAGCTAGTAATCCTGAAACTTCTTTCGGATCAAGATCAGCACCGGTATTTTTGATGTAACCAGTTGCCATTGGAGTTGATGCAGCAATCGCTGCTGCCTTCTGGACATCGATCGCAGCGCGAATTGTTTGAATGCCTGTGTTCAAGATACCTGGTAGCAAAGATTGGAAAGTAATTAAACTTCCAAGGCCGTCCATTGGTAATGTAGTTCCATCAACTGCATAAGACTTCACAAAAGTATTAGTGCTATCTAAAGTAGCAGTTACGCGATTGTTAGCGATCCATTCAAAGCGAGATGGTCGTCCATCTTCATTGTAAACTTCAACGACCTGCCAGAAGGATTGTCCATATAGCAGCAATGATTCGACTGTGTAAGCGATCGTTACGGATCGAGGTTGAGAATATGAAGGTTGCTCTAACCAGACTGGTGAGCCAAGTTCTTCGTTAGTTGATTTTCTGTAAAGCTCTAAAGGGATTGCGCCGATAGTCCCAGCCAAAAGATTGCGGCATCTTTGCAACGCTGGGACGGAAAGAGCTTCTTCTCTGCTGACATACGCATATTGAAACGGCATTGCATAAGGCGAATACTCACCAAGAACTTGAGGGGCATACTGCGCTTCGACAGTTGACTTTTTAGAAGGTGATTCTGCGCGCGAAAATATACCCATAGCCTAAATGATAGCACAACCTAGACAGATTGCTAGTATTTGTCAAGTTATGATTTGTGGTTTTGGTTGAGGGATCATCAGCTTCGATACGACCATTGCCAAACCAATTGGGGCTGAAATATCTCCAGCAGACTTTCGCTTAATAATTCGCCATGCTGAGTCGTTGACCTTAGCTGCACAGTTGTTCATCTGCTGGATAAGTTCTGTCATGCCATTATGAACTACCCGATGATTGACTAAACCTTCCAGAAGGTCGCCACAGGCCTTGTAGAATTGTTGACCTGATACGTCCTCGGTTATAACTCCAGCATTGCTCAAACGGTCTGCAATGGTCTGGGTCGCGTACTTGTCAAAGCAGACTAGGCGAGGCTTATAGATGTCGCACCAGGCTTTAATTGATGCAGCCATTTTGAGTTCATCGATGGCAACTTGTGAGCTGTAAGTTTCCAAGATCCCGATGCCAATCCGTCCATCTGGCAGCAATTGTCCTGCGACAAGTGATCCGTTCCGCCTTGACGGACTGACATCGAAACCGAACACAGTATAAGCCCCTGGACTCATTTCCAGTGTATTATCTGAAGTTTCTTCAAGCACGCCATGAGGCCAAGGACTTGACAAACTATCAATCCATTGGCAAAGAGTTTCGGTTCTTGTATTTTCAATCGGACTGGTTGCAATAGCTTCTTCGATCGCTTCTTCGGTAATTGTGTAACCAAGTGAAGGGTTAGCAAGAGCCCAGGCATTGCGATCAGTAATCTTGCAATATTGAGGCGCTGAATACTCATAGAATCCAAAAGATTTAGGTGGGTAATCGATAGCGCGTTCTCTTAGGTCATTTAGCACAGTGCTGAAAGCGTCACCGGCATTGGAAGTTAACAAAGTCTGAGAATTAGGGTGCGCTCTAGTGGTTGGAGTCGCTGCTCGAAATCCGTCCTCGGTAATCTCGCGAACTTCATCGATGTATAGCAATCCATTGACAGATCTTCCGCGAGAGCCATCTCGAGTAGCTGCTACGACATCAAGTCTTGCGCCAGATAGCATCTCGATCGACTCAGTGCCATTGGCGTGTCGGATCTGCTTGACGAATCCCTTTAGATGGTCATTGGTTTCTAAAAGGTGAGTTACTTGCCTAAATGTATCTAAAGCCATGCTTCGATTTGAGGACATGATCAAGACATTAGTATTCCACTTGATCAAGTGAGCAAGAATCAGCATTCGCGCTAGATGAGTTTTGCCATTCTGCCTGGCTACCAAGATTAGGTTTGTCTTGCGAATCCAATTGCCCTTTTTGTCGATCGTGAGCATATCTTTAAGCACAAACTCCTGCCAAGGCATTAATGGCATCTTTACGATCTCACAGAGATCCTTGACATCTTGCAGCTTGTTTTCGCCCTTTAGAAGTGGGCTGTGAAGCCTTGGTTTGGTTGCCCCTCGTAGGGCTTTGGATCTTTTGGGCTTATCTGTCATTGACTCGGACTAGGTCGGGTCTTAAAAGGACTGTCCAGCATCGGTTCGGACTGCATCGGGGAGATATTGCCAGGAAAGA